GTGATTTGATGCGTTCTCGTTGCGGTAGGTATGCGTGCCAGGTGGTCGAGTGTATTAGTGGTTGTGATGAAGCGGTTGTTAAATTTGCTTTGTATCAGAGGTTTGATGGGAAATATAGGCATATGGAGGTTTATGAGGTTGTTGTGTCGGCGTTTGTTGGGTTGTTGCGTGAGGGGTTCTGCGAATTGATAGATTTGGATTTGAGGGATGCTTAATAGGTTGGAATTTTTGGTGCATGGGTCAGCGGATGTCCCTTATAGGGTGACGTTTGTTCGACGGTCAGAAACAAGTTTATCAGCTTACTGTACGTGTCCGGCTGGTGATAATGGTCAGTATTGTAAGCATCGATTTGCTATTATGGATGGTGATGCTAGGCATGTAGTGAGCGATAACATAGCTGATGTAGCAGTGGTATGTGGTTGGTTGCCAGGAACTGAAGTTGCTTCGGTTCTCGCTGAGTTGCGCAGGCTTGAGCTTGTTGCTGCGAAAGTTAAAAAGGATGTTTCTGTGCTGAAAAAGCGCTTGGCGTTGGTTATGCGGGGTTAGGTGGTTGTGCGTGTGTTGACACGGGTTTCAGTTATTGCTGTGTAAGCAGGTCAGTTTTTGGTTTTGTGTAGTTTTTTGACTTATGTAGTTTTTTCATTTCATCAATGTATATAAGCGAAAATCGTAGCTGCATTTCTTGTGAGGTGTGTCCCAGTTTTATTGCTGTTGCAAATAACTCGCTCTTAGTAAGTCCCAGGTTTGGTGGAATAAATAAACATAATTCAGACATAAAAACATACCCCCGTATGTTAAATATTATTATTTTCGAGGGTTTATTAAAGCATTGCGTTTATGTATTTGTCAGGCTGTATATAATGATGGATTATGGCTAATAATGAAATGCTAGGCATGTTTCTTACTTTTTTTATTTCTTATGTTTTTTTCAATTTCATGCCTTGCTTGTAGGCGTAAGGCTTCATCAATTAATTGCTCGCGCTTGTCGGTTGACAGGGTGCGATAAATATCTAGCAGTGACCACAGCTTGGTTTCGTTATATGTTGTGGTTTCTTCGGCGATCTTATCATTCGTTTTGTCTGTTTTTGTCGTTATTTTTGTTGGGTAAGTTTCACCTTCGATACCCAGTAGGTAGCCGGCTGTGCAGCCGAGGGCTGCCGAGAGTTCTTTGGCTTCTTCGACGCCTAACTTGCGAATTCCTTGTTCGTAGTTGCTAATTCTTGATTTTGATAGGGTGTCTGTTTCTTCCGACAAACGAGCTAAAGACCAGCCGTGGCGCTGACGTTCAGCCTTTATTCTTAGTCCAATTTTTTCGTTTGTGCTCATTTTGTAAATAATACACGCTCTGTGGCTAAAAGAATGTCTACTTGCTGTGTACGAAATTTGTTGACAATGTACACGTAACGTGTACTATTGGTTTTATGAGTTTAGAAAAAACACTTCCAGAGTTCATTTCCATCGTTGGTGATGTTGAGGCAGCCAGGCTTTTTGATGTTAAAGAGAGAACGGCAAAGTCTTGGCGCTTACGTGCTCGGTTTCCTCAGCAACCAAAGTCTGAAGAGATTGTTGTTGCGACAGCCAGTCATGAGCACGGTCCGGTAACGTTTGAGGGTATTTATTCGACTAGGAATACTGCCGCATGACTCCCCGCTCGCTCATCGTCTGCGGATGTTCGGTGATGGTGCGCGCTATGGCTCTGAGTCGTTTGGCTTGGTCGGGTGTGGCGGTGTCTGCGTTGCGTTGCAGGGCGTTGCTGATGGTGGTTTTTTCTTTGGCATTAAGTGTTTTGATGGCGTGGATTAAGGCGCTGAGCAAAAAATATAGCTGGGGCAGTTCGTCGTTTGCCTCGGTGGTTTCGGGTGGGGTTTGTTTGAAATATTCAAACATGTTGTGTGCCTCTTTTTTGATATGTGTGGTCAGTATGGTTGAGGTTGTGCGTGGCTGCATGGTGATAGCAATGGGGGTTCACTGATGAGTTATGACGTTGATTTGTTGGAGCGGGCTGTTTATGACACTGCGCATGGTTTTGTTAATGCGGCGACGGGTAGGCGTGGTGTGGTTGGGTTGGCTGATGTGATTGGGGTGCGGGCGACGACGTTGCAGAACAAGGTTAATCCGCGTGAGGAGTTTAGCCATGTGACGTTGAATGAGGCGCGGTCGATGATGTTGGCGACGGGGGATCACAGTATTTTGCATCGGTTGGCGGATGATGTGGGTGAGGCGTGTGTGCCGTTGCCGTCGTTTGAGTTTGCGGCGGATGCTGATTTGTTGGATGCGTGGGCAGATTGGCAGGCGGATATTGGTGAGACGGCGGCGACGGCTAAGGCGGCGCTGGCGGATAAGCGGGTGACGTTGGCTGAGGTTGAGGCGATTCGACGTGAGTTGATTGAGGATTTTGAGAAGGGCTTGGCGATGCTGGATGTGTTTAAGGGGATGGCTGAGCTTGATGATACGGTTGTTTCAATAAAACGATAGCGGGGTGCGTGATGCTTATTTTGCTGGCTGTGCTGTGTGGGGTTGTTTTTCTATGTTTGTGTTGTGCGATTGAGTTGGGTGCACGTTATGGCTGAGTCTGCGCGGGTGCGGGTGGTTGAGGCGCTGGCGTTGGTTGGGCGTGGCGGTTGTGGGTTTGATGAGTTGATGGTGCAGTCGGCTTATGAGGGGCGTGCGATTGCGTTTGAGCGTTTGCTTAAAAATCTTGAGCGACATGGTGCAATTAATCAGGTGGGTGGACGTTGGTTTGATGCGGCGAAATCTGCCAAGCGTAAGCCAAAGCCGAAAAAGGTTGTATCAAAGCATGCGGTGAAGCCTGTGGTTGATGTTGAGGTGCCTGGCGATGAGGTGGGTGTTGAGCAGACTGTTGATGAGTCGCGTAAGCCGCGCGTTGATATTGTGTTTGAGTCGGCTGAGCCAGCTGAGCCGTTTGGGTTGATGCCGTTGGTGTTGCTTGATCGGGTGCGTGAGGATTTGAGTTTTTTGGAGGTGATGGCGCGTAATTTTGAGGCGTCGGCGGCGGATGTGCGGGCGGTTGCGCATGATTTGCGTTTGTTGGCTAGGCAGGCGGGGGTGTTGCGTGACTAATAATTTGTTGATTGGTTTGGCTGGGCCGGCGGGCTGTGGGAAGGATTCGGCGGCGACGTTTTTGCAGCAGTCGTTTGGGTTTGAGGTGTTGTCGTTTAGTGAGGCGTGGCTGAGGTTGCGTGAGGTTGATGTGGCTTATGTGTCGAGCCGCTGCGGTGTGGTTGTTGATTTTGTGAGTTTTGATAGTGAGGCGGTGTGGTTTCGTCAGAGGGGTGGTGTGGTTGTGCATGTTTCGCGTGATTCGGTGGGTGGTTGTTCGCGGGTTGGTTTTGCGGCGGGTGATGTGCGGCTGGCGAATAACGGCGATCTGAATGAATTTTATAAAAAGATCGATGATATGGCGCTGGCAATGATTGTGGAGGCGGCATGATGGATGCGATTTTGATTGTGTTTTTTGTGGTGGTTAGGTCGTTGTTTTTTGGTCTGGTCGTTAGTGAGTTTAAGTGTGTTTGGGATGAGTTGCGCGCTGATGATGCGTTGGACGCGCATGAGGAGTCGCCAAGGATATGAGGCAGCCTGTGCGTCAGTTTGAGTTGGGTGACCCGGCTAATCATGTTGAGTTTTCGCGCACTGAGTGTGTGCGTGAGCAGTATGGTTGTTTGGTGTGTCGGTTTCAGAAAAACATGTTGGCTAAACGTTGCAGGCCATTTAATGGGAAGGTGTTTTGTGGAAAATTTGAACCTGAGCGTGCCGGTGGTGAGTGAGGTGGTTGAGTATGAGGATGGCATTACGGTGCCGTGGTGGCGTGATGTGTGTGCTTGTTGCGTGACGCAGGGTGAGTGTGATGGTTGTGAGATTGTGCGGGCGCCGTTGCCTGGGTTTGTTGCAAGGCAGGGGGGTTGATTGATGGCGCGCGGAATTAATAAGGTGATATTGATCGGCAATTTGGGTAAGGCGCCTGAGGTTCGGTATATGCCGAGCGGGGGTGCGGTTTGTAATTTGACTGTTGCGACGTCTGAGGGTTGGAAGGATAAAAAGACGGGTGAGGATCAGGAGCGTACTGAGTGGCATCGGGTGGTGTTGTTTAACCGGTTGGCTGAGGTGGCTGGTGAATATTTAACGAAAGGTGCCAAGGTTTATCTTGAGGGTAAGCTGCAGACGCGCAAGTGGCAGGATAAAGATGGCCAGGATAGGTATACGACTGAGATTGTTGCTAGTGAGATGCAGATGTTGGGCACGGCGGGTGCTAAGGCTGGTGATGGTATTGGTGGGTTGCCTGCGCAGCGTGATGCGGCTGGTGGTGCGGTGTTGCCGGGGTCGCATGCGGGGTTTGATGATGATTTTGATGATGACATTCCGTTTTAAATTATGGCCTCTTACAAGATAAGTGATAGAGAAGATGCGGCGTTGATGGGGTTGTCGATGTTGGCGCAGTTGCTTTATGTGAGGGTGTTTCGGGCGCGGATGGATTATGGCTCTGGTATTGCGGGTGGTTTGGCTAGGCGCAATATGTTGTTTTATTTTGTGTTGGCCGAGGTTGTTTCGTTTGTGCCTGATCGTGGAAGTAAACGCAAGCCATGGCAGCCGTCGACGGAGGAGTTGCGGTCGGCTGTGCGTGAGCTTGAGCGTGGTGGGTTGCTTGAGGATATGGGGTCGAATAAGCAGCGCGGCCTGGTTAAAAAGTGTGTGTTGGCTGAGTTGGGTTCATTTGTCTGGGATATGAACCCCACGGGAACCCCACGGGAACCCCGCGAGATGATACCCGCTGGAAATGCCTTTAATGACGCGGGGTTTGACGGTATGAACCCCGCAGGTTATGAAAGTGCGAGTGTGTTAGGAACCCCAGCACATCAGGTATCTGGTATCCGGGAAGGGGTAGTAGATGCAGCGGTGGTAGATTCCGCGCGCGCGGGCGTTGATCGTGATTTTGTTCCGCGCAATAAAAATGATTGGTTTCAGTTGTTCGTTAATGTGCTTGGGTTTCGTTATGAAAAAACCCGGTCGGCCAAGATGGCGGTGGCGGTTGATGCCTGGGTGCGGGATGGGGTGAGTGTTGGCGTTGTTTTGGATGCGGTGGATGTTGCTGATAGCAAGTGTGGTAGCAAGCCGGGTAGCCCGGTGTATTACATTGGGTTTGTTGATGAACGGTTACGTGAGGGTGTGAGGTATGAGCAAAGCAGGCAAGCCGGTGGCGGTGGGCGATGTGGTGGGGGAAAAATTTCCGCTGCCGAGCGGCGACGGCGTGAGGAATTTGAATACGGGCGCAGGAAGGGTCTCGCCACAGACGCAGAGTGGGAGGAGTTCAAACGATCAATCGGCGAGCCGGGCAGGTCGGACCCTTTCAGAGCGGGTGATGCTGACCCTGTGGCGTCGCATGGATGAGATGTTTCCGGTGGTGTGGGGTTCGCAGATGGGTGCGGCTGGTGATGATAATGGGATTTATAAAACTTGGTTTAAGGTGCTAGGTGATTTGAATTCGCGCCAGGTGAAGCGCGGCATTGATCGGCTGGCGAATAGTGGGGCGAAGTTTATTCCGGCGGTGAGTGAGTTTAAGGCGATGTGTCGTGGGTCTGCTGAGGATTTAGGTTTGCCGGTGTTGTATGAGGCGTATGGTGAGGCGGCGAAGTTTTCGGGGCGTGCGCGTGAGCATGTGTGGTCGCATCCGGTTGTGTATGCTGCGGCTAAGGAAGTAGGGTTTTATGATCTGCAACGTAAGCCAAAAAACGAGATGATCAAATTGTTTAAGCCGGTGTATGAGCGTTGTATGCAGCAGGTGGCGGATGGTGTGGATTTTGGTGCGATGTTGCCTGAGCCGGATGAGGTTGAGGCGCCGGTGGTGCCTGTGAGTGCTGAGGTGGCTAAGTCACACATTGAAAAAATACGTGAGTTGCAGGGGCGCTGAGTGCGGTGGCGTCAAGTTGATGAGTATCACTCGGTAAGTGATTGCGGTTATAAAATTTCTGTTGCGGGTGGTGTGTATGTGGCGTGGGTGCCTGGGTGTAGTGAGTATGGGGGGTTTACGCCGATTGGGTTTTTTCGAGATGACGGTGCAGGTGATAGGGTTGCTGCGGCTGTGGCTGTATGTGAACAACATTGGGGGCAGGTGAATGAGTCGAAAGTTGATTAGTGGCAATACTAGCAAGCTGGTGGCGGCGCAGTTGTTGTTGAGTGCGTGGGGTAGGAGTGAGCGGATTGAGTTGCAGCGTGAGTGTCGTGGGCATAAGCGGCGCGCGTCATTTAACCAGGGCGTTGCAGGTGTTGAGTGTGATGATGTGAGTGTTAATGATGTTGAGTTGATTGGGCAATTGTTGGTTGAAATTCGTGATTGTTTGTCGGTGGATGCGTATACGGTGCTGGTGTTGTTATATCGACACGATATGCGGTTGGCTGATGTGGTGGGGAAAGTTGGTTTTGGTAAGGGGCGGGTGCAGACGTTAAAGACGAGTGGTGAATATTATGTTGCGGCAAGGATTTGATATGTATGCTGAGTTTGAAAATAGAATAGCAAAAGATTTTGAGGGGTATCATATAACTATGATGTTGTTTCCGAGTGGCGGTGTTGTTGATGCTACTGGTTGTGATGAATGTGGTACATCTGATGATGTGTTTGAATCGGTGCGATGGCAAAAGAGCAAGGGGGAGAGTTTGGGAACAGCTTTAGTGCAACTGAAAAGTAAATTGTAAAAAAAAGATGTTGACAGTCCGACCAGCTCTGCTATATTTCTTCTAACCTTGGGTTTCGTGACTTAAGGGGAAAGCAACCCGGCCACTGCGCCGGGTTTTTTTATGCCTGAAGATTTTCATGATCAAAGTTTGATTGCCGAAACTCCCTCGGCGGTTGATTGTTTCAGGTTTTGCGTAGCCCGACACCTCTCCCCCCATTTGTCGGGCTGCGCATTCTTTTGGAGTCCGTGCAGTGGCAGAGTTTTCAAAATCATCACGCGATCAGTTGACGACGTGTGATAGCCAGCTGCAAGAATTATTTTATGCAGTGGTGAAAGAGTACGATTGCACTGTGATTGAGGGGCATCGGTCGTATCAGCGGCAAACGGCATTGTTTGCAGCGGGTGATAGTCGTGTTAGGGCTGGCAAGCATAATGAATACCCATCGGCGGCAGTTGATGTGGCGCCGTATGTTGATGGTGGTATTCCGTGGCCATCAAAGCCTATCGCGCAGGATGTGTATGGCGTGTCTGAGTATGTTAAGCGGGTGGCGCAGTTCTATCATTTTGCAGGGTTTGTTGAAGCTAAGGCTAAGGTGATGAGTATTCGCATTCGCTGGGGCGGTGATTGGGATCGTGATCACTATTTTTCTGATCAGTCGTTTGATGATCTTGTCCATTTTGAGTTGATTTAGTATGCCGTTACCGTTAATTCCGATTGCAATATCACTGGCTAAAGAGTTTTTGCCTGCGTTAGTAGGTAAGGTTGCTGGCGATAAATCTGGTCGGGTGGCTAAGGCGGTGATTGATTCAGCGGCTGATGCGGCGGGTATTGATGCTGGCGGTATTAATTCTGAGGTGTCTGCTGAGGCGGCGGCGCGGGTTATACGTGCTGACCCTAATCGTATGTTGCAATATCAAGAGCGCATGGCCGAGTTGGATAATGCTGAAACGGCTATGTATTTGCAGGATCGTCAAGATGCGCGTGATCGTGATGTTGCGCTGCATAAGGCTGGATATAAAAACACCCGCGCCGATCTGATGATTGTATGCGCATTTGTTTGTTTATTGGGGATCGTTGCGGCTATCTATTTCAAGAAGGCTGAGGTGCCTGGTGAGGTGTTGGCGATATTTAATATGGCGGTCGGTGCAATCCTGAAGATGATCGGCGATGCGTTTCAGTTTGAGTTTGGTAGTTCGCGTGGCAGCAAAGAAAAGTCGTTG